CGATAATTGATGGTTTAGAGCATAACAGTTCAATAGCAGAAGCAAACATAGCGCCAACATTAGTGGAACACAACGATTGTATAAGAAAAATAGATATAAGAGTTATTGGGGGAGAGAACCCTTTCGATAACCTTTTTTCGTGGGCGCATGGGTATGTAATATGGCAGCAAGGGAAATCCTACCCAACGTATAACGCAGAGCTGCCAGATGGAACTAAATGGTCATATAAATTCTTCCCTCAATTTGTTTTAGATGAGCGCCCGTTAATATGCCCACCACTTAGAAAAACTTGGAATAGTACCGCTGCTGCTGTTACCGTGACGCTTGAAATGCTTTTTGATAGCAGACAGACGCCAGATGATTTTGATGTATGGATAGAAATACAATACATAAACAACACCGGTAGCACGGTAGAGTATGAGACTACACGAGTAGCATACGACGCAACACCATCAACGTTAACTACATCAACCGCGTCATGGTCCCTAACATCTTATGGCCCTATATCGTTAAGTAAATATAAAATATCTAAAACCACTTCAAACTCTGTAAAACAATACACGGAGATAATTGTTAGGCCGTATATAGCGTTGAGGCCGGTTGACGCTAATAGTTTTGGTTTTTATGATCCAGATGTGAGTTTAACATAATGGGTAAGGTAACCCCATATATTGGTGAGGCTATAGGTCAGCCAGCGACAAGTAAGTCAAGACCCGCACTTGGTGGGCTGGTGTCCAATAATAGAGCCCCAACTGACCCAGTATACATCACTGATATAAGCCTTAGAGGGTTAGTAATAGGCTCAGGTTACTCTCTTTTAGATGATTCTAGTGTACTTATTCAAGAAGGTGAATTTTTAACAGACCCAACAACGATATCAGATCACCCCGCATATACCGAGTCTAGCGATATAATAACTGGTTATGGGATGTATTATGGTTATGAATATAAGTCGTCGACATTTATAGTCACAAGGTTATCAACTCTTGTATATATTGGGTTAGATACAAACTCAAATACCACTCTTTCTCGTTCGGCAGCATCCGCGTTAACTGGGATATCGGCAGACGCAGGCACCAAAAAAATAACAGTAACAAGCACGCATTCATGGTCAGATATTTACGATTACATGCAATATTGGCAAAGTCTACCAGCACAAGCCGCCACGCTAAAAGACGGCGAAATATTATCAACAGTATTGGGAAACAACTACAACCTGCTTAGTACATGGCAGATAGTCTTAGAGGCCGAAGTTACTGGTGGAGTTAACTTAACTGGTGATGTAGTAATAAACGCGGTTTTTAATTTAACCGGGTTCAATGTAACTGGTACGGTTTTCTTTGATGCTCCTGGTACTTACTCATGGACCAATATGACGGTTGATGAGGTTGATACTATAGCGGGCGAAACTGTCACTATAAACCCGACAAACACAACGATTACCCTTAACAGTGATCCAGCGAATATAACAATAAACGCGCCGACTATCAGCTTAACGCTTAATAGCTCAGAGTCTTCTTCTGACTTGAAAATTTTTGAAACTGGTACTCAGACAATAGAGGCTAGCGCGACAGGCACAACGGTAAATACAACTACGGCGGGAACGTATGATGTAACGGTGCAAAAGGCGGGGTTCCTTCCACAAAGGCAGACGGGCGTAGTTCTTGGCGCTTCAAACGTGACCGTCGATATAACATTAGTAGCAGACCCTATTTACAACGCTTCACATGGGCTAATATTTACAACGGATTATTCCTACAATGCGTCAACAAGGGTAATGACGATAGTAGCCAATCAAGAGGGGCGTGACCTTTACTCTGCTTTAATAGATGACTTCATAAGTGAGACGACTTTAAGAAACTGTCCTTTCCCACTTGTAGCGGTAGGACCAGACAGGATAGATTTTAAAGCAGTTGGCTATTACAACACTGCTACAACAGTCGGCGCCACGATTGATGCAGGAGATATTCAGTTCTGGAAAGGCGCGGGCATGGAGTGGGAGCATGACACCACCGGAAACCCAACAAAGAAATTTTATTCTATAAAATCAGCTAATACCCTACAAGCCAGTTCTGTTGTCGGTTACACGCAAGTTAATGCGGGTACGCCAGTTGAGGTGACACTGGTAAGCAATCAGGTCAATCAAGTAATACAGTATTTTGAAGATACAGACGGAAACGGGACACCAGATTATAACTACACTGGGCATTTATTGTTTAAAGCATTTTTAACTGGGTACTATCAGGCAAGGTGGGATGTAATAAACGATTCCGGGGTTTCATCGCTAGAGCCATACGAGTACACAATTAACTTGCTTCAAGATGCAATGGCTGGCACCACGGGCGATCAGGCTATTACGATAACAACATTGACTGACCACACAGGGGCGCCGATCGACCCCGGATCAAGTGGTGATAGTTTTGATTATGAATTGGTAGACCCAGGCGCTAACTCAGCTGGAAATTTACTATCCCAATATAATTACGACATATACACAGCGGTAAATACATCTATAAGCGGAACTGTATACACGTCATACCAGGCTTTTGATTTGCCGGATTTAATGATCGAATCAGGGTCAAACTTCGAAACTGAGTATGGTTACTTCGAGGGGGATGGTGCAGTAACTGATCTCTCGGGTGTGTATGTTTCCCAATCTGGCGGAGATCACCCAGGGTTCACGCGATTCCAAGGGAATGATGGAACGTATTACACGCCAACAGTTTTCAGCGCAATATCAATTACAGGGATGCCTACAGCGGGCGCGAACATACGATTACAAATAACAAACGAAACAGCAAAGACCGCTTCAGCTTGGCAAGCAACAACGGCTTATGTGCTAGGTGACAAGGTATTAAGAACAACGGGTGTTGGTACTGAGAACACAGCAGGCCTTTACTTTGTTTGCACCACAGCAGGCACTACAGGGGGCACAGAGCCAACATGGGTGACTACGCCAGGAAGCACAACTAACGATGGTACAGTAGTTTGGACGACTTATAAGATACTTTACTATGACGCAGACCCAGCTTCAGCGAGCTATGCAGATACATACATAGATAACGAGGAGTTCGCCACAGGGGATACTTTCGGCATTAGGTTTGCCGAGATGAACGCGGGAACATCTTTCAAGACATTTGAGACAACCGGGGTTGTGAGTTCGACGGGGTTCACAGTAGTAGTCAATGAGACAGCAGATTCAGTCTATGCGACTAATGCGGTCGATGGCTCTAGTGCAGCAGTTACCGCGAAGTTCACCGCAGATTATGTTAACGATGAGATTGACCTGGACGCTAACCAAGATTTTGCAGCGACTGAGGCCTTTGCCTATTACTGTTATGAATTAACCACCTCCCAAGGCATGTATGAGTTTTGGGGGGCAGTCACGGCAATAGATGAGGCTAATTACAGAATTAATACCTCAGTTGTTAGTATTTACTTCGACGAAACAGCAGGGTTTGTAAAACAAACAGACTCGGCCAGGATCTTTAGAAGCGATGGAACGAGGCCGGCCCTAGATCCTACTACAGGGGGTAACGGGATAGAGATTAACTGGCGGAATCCGGTATATGGGTACGATGCCGGGGGTGGGGGATTCACTGCGGGGGATCGGGCAACACTAGACGCGGCAGCAACACAAGCGAGCCTTAACACAGTGGACTCAAACGTAGACGCTATACTGGTGGACACGGGAACTACCCTCCCAGCGACTCTCACGACGATAGAGGGCAAGGTAGATACAGTAGACACAAACGTAGATTCGATCTTAGTAGATACGGGTACAACCATACCAGCACAAATAACCGCTCTTAATAACTTGAGTTCGGCGGATGTTAACGCAGCATGTGATACGGCAATCTCAGACGCAGGCCTAAGCACTTTTAACCCATCAACTGACACCCTAGAAGGCGCGGAGACATACGACCAAACTCTAAGAATAATGCGGGCGGCGGTAGCAGGTAAGGCGAGTCAATCGGGCACTACAGAAACATTCAGAGATGCCGCAGATACCAAAGACCGAATAACTGCTACAGTAGACGAAGATGGCCAAAGAACATCAGTAACGACTGACGGCACATGAAATACTTTAGATTAAATTATTGGGGCTTAAACTATTGGGGGGCTAATTACTTTGGTGAAGACTCCAATATTTGGTCAGTTCAAGAAAATGATCTTAGCACATGGGCCTCACAAGCAAACAATCTTAATTCATGGGCAGTTCAGGCAGCAAACAGTGATTCGTGGTCAGTCCAAGCAGATAATACAAATATTTGGACGACACAAGCGAATAACGCAGGAGTCTGGGCAGGATCAAGCAACGACTCCACAGTATGGACAGTTCAGCCTAATTCAATAGATGCATGGGTAACACAAGTAACCTCTGGGACTTGGGTTGTTCAAACAGAAAATACAGACACTTGGACTAACCAAACCAATTCGAATACAATTTGGACAACACAAACAAATAATTCAGACGTTTGGACTTAGACAATGCCTCAAATAGTTGGTTACGGAATCCCAGTAGACACTCATACATTCACTAAAAGAGATTTAGTAGATGTAAGAAGAACGGTATTAAGACAGAAGTATTTAAACGACATTTCATTATAGCCAACCCTTCGGGGAGCTAATCTAAGGTGGAAAAAGTAGATGGCGCTAGGAAAGAAGACAGGAGGAAGAAAAAAGGGTACTCCGAACAAAAGAACGGAGGGAGTAAAAGCGGTTTTAGATAATCTCGGGTGTGACCCTATTAGAAACTTAGCTAAAGCCTCTGAGAAAGCGGAAAGTGATGAAGACTGGAATCTATTTTACAATGTAAATAAAGAACTAGCCAAGTATTGTTATTCACAAAGAAAAGCAATAGAAGTGAATGACGAGGGAGAAAAGGAAGCGCAAGTAATAGAGGTGAAAATAGTTGGAAATGGAAATAGCGGAGACATTCAAGGAGTTACTAAAACCATCAAGGTATAAGGCTTGTTGGGGCGGTAGGGGCTCAGGTAAAAGTCATGTTTTCGCAGAGCTAATGATTCTCAAGTGTTTAACTGAACCTGGCTCTAGATGCGTATGTATTCGAGAGGTCCAAAAGACACTCAAAGAGTCAGCTAAGAAGCTATTAGAAGACAAAATACAGTCACTAGGAGCAGGCGAGGACTTCCAAGTATTAAACGACAGGATCTTAGGACCAGGTGGCGGGTTGATAATCTTCCAAGGTATGCAGGATCATACTGCGGAAAGTATCAAGTCTCTAGAGGGTTTCAATGTCGCATGGGTAGAAGAGGCCCAAAGTCTAAGCGAGACAAGTCTCAGGCTTTTAAGGCCTACTATAAGAAGCGAAGGTTCAGAGATTTGGTTCTCATGGAACCCAAGGTTAAAGACAGATCCAGTTGATATACTTTTCAGGCAACAAACACCCCCGACTAATTCCATAGTCATAAAGGCCAACTGGTCAGACAACCCATGGTTTCCAGACGTACTAGAACAAGAGAGAAAAGACGCATTAAATAACGAGCCAGACCAATATGAGCATATCTGGGAAGGGGGTTATGTCACAGTCTCAAGCGGGGCTTACTTTGCTAAACACCTAGCAAAGGCCAAGAGTCAGGGCAGGATAACAGACGTACCAGAAGACCCATTACTCATAGTAAGGCTCTACGCGGATATAGGCGGAACTGGGGCCAAGAGTGATAACTTCGTATTCTGGGCGGCACAATTCCAAGGGCAAAAGATAAACTTCATTAATCATTACGAGAGCCAAGGCCAACCCATAGGGGCCCATATTAATTGGTTGAGGTCACAAGACTACACACCAGACAGGGTTAAGATTTGGCTACCCCATGACGGAGAGACTAACGATAAAGTTTTAGATATAAATTACCGTAAGGCTTTTGAAAACGCGGGTTATAAGGTGGAAGTGGTCAAAAACCAAGGGAAGGGAGCAGCTAAGGCACGGATAGAACAGGCTAGAAACTTATTTCTTAAAATGTGGTTTGATCATAAATGCCAAGGGGGTATCGAGGCTCTAGGCTGGTATCACGAGAAAAGAGACCCTAACAGGAATATAGGACTAGGCCCGGAGCACGATTGGAGCTCACATAGTTCAGATGCCTTCGGACTTGCGGCAATAGCATACGAAGAGCCCAAAGCTAAGAAAGAATTCAAACAGCCAAGAATAGGTATGGCGTGATGGATATAAGAACATCATTACAAATTAGACAACTACGAAAAGAATTAGACGAACTAAGGGCGATTGTCGATGATCTCAGACAACGAAATAGCACAGGTGGTAGGGGCCGAGGAAAGAATGGCTCTAGGGTATCTCGGGGAAGGGTCGAAAATCCAATCGAACCGAGCGACTCTGCTTGACTACTACAACCAAAGACCCTTTGGAGATGAAGTCGAGGGAATGTCACAGATGGTTACTAGTGACGTTTCAGATGTGGTGGAGACCATGCTACCTCAGTTAATGAGGATTTTTACCCAGGGCAAGTACATTGCCAAGTTCACCGCGACTGACGAGAGATACGAACAACAAGCAGAGGATAAAACCGAGTATTGTCAGTGGGTATTTTCAAACCAACATGACGGGGATGTTATCCTGCATGACATGTTTAAAGATGCTCTTCTTCAATACACCGGAGTGGTAAAGGTATTCTGGGATGACTCCGAAGAAGTAACTGCGGATGAATATAAGAACCTCGACGAACTAGAGGTCATGGCGTTAAAGGCAGAGCCCAAGTTTAGAATTACTAAAGCCAGTAAAAACAAGGAAGGCCTAACAGATGTAGAGGGGGAATGGATAGAGTCAACCGGACGCCCTTTAATAGAGAACGTTCCTCCTGATGAGCTTCTGGTGGCCCGTAGAGCTAGAGACTTTATAGACCCTCCATTCATAGGACAAAGAACCCCTAGAACGCGTTCAGAGCTTCTGGAGATGGGTTTCGATAAGTCAGTAGTTGATACTCTAGGAAAGGATGACGACCTGGATAACGAGGTCAAGCTGGCTAGGAACTACGACCTAGAAGAAGACTACGACACTAACCCTACAAATGACCGTTCTAAAGATATAATTTATCTCGGGGAATATTATGTAAAAATGGACGCCGACGGGGACGGGATCTCGGAGTTATGGCAAGTCTTTTATGCTAACGGGAAGGTCCTAGACAAGCAAAGGGTTGACTCACATCCTTTCTGTGTTTTGGTCCCGGTTAGGATGCCACACAAAGCCATAGGGACTTGTCCAGCGGATCAAGTAGCAGACATTCAGTATTTAAAGTCTAACCTCTTAAGACAGATGCTTAATAACATTTACGCGACTAACTTCAATCGAATGGTGGTCAATGAGCGGGTTGAGCTAGACGACCTTTTAACACCTAGACCGGGTGGTGTGGTTAGGATTGACGGAATGGGTCCTATTGGTGACTCAGTCATGCCTCTTCCCACAGATAACCAAACACCTCAGATTCTACAATCCATCGAATACACGGACACTATGCGAGAGGTACGAACAGGTGTTACTAGGTACTCGCAAGGCGTAGACACTGAGATTCTTAATAAAACGGCCACGGCATTCGCAGGTCAAAGGGACTCAGCACAGCAAAGAATAGAATTAATCGCGAGGATAGCTGCTGATACAGCGGTCAAGCACATATTCGAAAAAATCGCGGCATTGGCTAGCAAGTACCAGGATGAAGCCGTACAAATAAGGCTTTATGGGGAGACTCGACAAATTGACCCTACCCAATGGAAGTACAAAACCGATTGCTCAATTGACGTAGGGATAGGATCAGGAGATAGACAAGAGAAAATAGGCAATATTTCTTTTCTTATCCAACAAATGAAAGAGCTTATACAGTTGGGTGCTCCTATTGTAGATATGAAGAAACTTTACAACGCCTATTCTCGCTTAATCAAGGAAGTGGGACTTAAAGAGCCCGAGTTGTTTTTCAATGACCCAGAGGTGCCGCAACAACTTCTAATCGCAGAGATTGAGAAATTAACGAGAGAAAACCAGGCTTTACAGGCACAGAGTCAGAACATGTTGGCAGAGGCCGAGCAAATAAAACAACAGGCTACTACTGAACGAGAGATACTTAAGATTCAAACAAAGGCCCAGTTTGACATGATGAAGGCCCAGCAAGAACAGACCCAGCATGACGATAAAATGGCTATGGAGTTAACCAAGATAAGTTCAGACATAGCGCAGAAAGAGGCCGAGACAGGAAGAGACATAAACGAGGACGAGATATTATACGTTTATGATGAGGCCACGGGGAGGATAAACCGTGCCGTTTAAAACTGTATTAGTCAAAGGATTGGGGAAGATTAAATTCCCAGGAAGCATGTCTGATGATGCTATTGAGTCCAGCATTAAGAATTTGGACATGTCCGAGGCGGCTAGAATGGCAAGGGCTAAGGAGCAAGGGTTTGATAGGAGTGTTTATAGGGGTCTAACTCAACCATCGAAAGATGAAAAAAACATAGGAATAATATGGACTACTCCTGATCCTGGATATGCCGGTAAGTATGCTGGAACTGAAGAATCGGCAAATATTATGCCCCTGATGGTTAAATCTAAAAAACCGTTCGATTTTGGGTTTAGAACAGCAGAAATAGAAGTTAAAAAAAGCGATATGCTTGACAGAATAAAAGATAGAATACTTTATGATTATAATGAAGGCGAACTATCAGAAGATTTTGCAAAAAAAATATTTCAGGATATAAAAAATATTCAAAAAAATTCTACAAAAGAATACAAGCCTGTTTGGCAATTCTGGCAAGAAGACCCGGACATAAAGAACATTCTTAAGATGGCTGGCTATGATGGTATTATATCTAGAGAGATGGGGAGCGAAGCTATAGGTGTGTTTTCGCCCGATCAAGTCAGGGGAAAATTTGCAGCATTCAATCCAGACGCAAAGACAAGCCCCAGCCTGTTAGCCTCAGCAGCCCCAGCCGCCATAGGCTTAGGAGCATTAGGGTCTAACGATGCGAACGCAAGTGTAACCGGCTCAATACAAGGACCAGCCCCAGGACGAGAAAAGATAGCAACAGTAAGTGAATTTATAGATAGGCATGATGATATAGTTTTTGATGATTTATTAGGTGGTGTTACCTCATGGTTAGATAAGGTTGCCTATGACGATAAAAGGAACTTTGTGGACCGCCTGATGGCGGCATTGGATTTGATATGACACCCGAACAGAGAGCAGATAAAGCCAAGGCAACATTGGATAATTCTTTTATAAAGGATGCCATTAATGATATTAGGACCGCTTGT